AACCCAACTGGAATAATCTCCAAGAATTTTCCAGTTAACGTGCCCTGGAGAAATAATACTGACGTTTGATCTAGGATCAAAGTTTACAGTGGTATCTTCAGCAACACCAAATGTCATTCTTTGTCCTAGAATAATTTCTTTATCGTTGTTTGTTACCTTCTCAACATTACTTGCTTGCATACTAATAGTTCCACCAGCACCGCCGCCTGCTTGAATAAGAACTTGAGTTCCTCCAATCAGCATCAACTCTTCTTCTGCTGTAATAATAATTTTCTTTGCTTTGATATGCCTCTCACTGCCAACAGCATCTTCAACAACATCGCCGTATGCGATAATGTTTAACGCTTCTTTATCTTTATTATCTTCTCCACCTCTGTTATACTGAATGTATGTCTTTCCTTCATGTTTTTGTTGTTGACCTGCAGAATGTATGCATAGTTTTCCACTTGCAGCACCTTTCTCAACATTCTTCTTTCCAGTTCGAATGACAATTGCACCATCGGATTTAAATGTCATGAATCCGCCATTGTCTGCGGGTCCATCAATTCTCAATGCAGACGTAGTTCCATCTGGATACATTCTTTCATATATCTCAGATCTGGTAAGAGATCCTTTCCATGCCGTGCGATACCTAATACTACCTTCCAGATCTTGTTTCTCATCTGGTGTAGTTGGTTTAGCAACATCTTTAGGATAATTGCTAGCAGGTTTTGCTCCTGAAGAAGAATATGCTTTTGATTCTGTTTTTGCGTGTAAATCTGTATGCGACATTATCTATTCCTCTATGGACAATCGACATAGCGACCAGTTCCAATCTTGGTAGAACCAATCCTGGACAATCCTTCAGTATCTAGACATGCAAGCGATGGCAACAGTTTTGCACCATATCCACCACCACCAATGATTTCAATCTTGGGGAATCTATCAAATGTCAATTCCCTATTTAATACTCTTCCGCCAATTACAAATCCATCGTCATTAATAATTGCTTCAGCAATTCCAAGTTTTCCATTGATATAAATCAATGGTTTTTCAGAATATCCAATTCCTGGTCTAATAACAGTAAATGAATCGATGATACAGCGAACATTGGCATCTGATGCAAGATTTTTCTTATATCCATATCCAGTAGATTTAATTCTAATCTCTGTAATATAACCTTTTTCATTTAGTAGAGGAGTTGCAACCGCTCCTTTTCCTTGTCCACCAATGAAGATGTAAGGTGGTTCTGCCCATGCATCACCAGGATCATCAATTGGAATCTCAATGATTCCACCACCAGGATCTGTAATAATTTTTCCTGGATTGACAGTTGGAGGTTGGAATGGTCTTGTTGAGTTTTCTGGAGTTTCTCCTTCGCTTTCATCAAAATCTCCAAGATCATCTGGACCATCACCAGATTCTTCGCTCAATGTTGCAATCAAAACATCCGCAGAAGCGCCAGTTCCATTAACTGTAAATCTAAGGATTTCTTCTTCTTCGACTACTCCATCTTCTTCAAGTCCAACTGTTACCTGAGCAACGTTGTTGTTGATCACGAAACTACCCACTGTAGTTTTGTCAATAAAATCATTTGGTGTGATTCCATTTCCTGTTAAAGTATAATAAAGAATAGTTCCATTTGCTACGTTAGTTGTTGTAATTGTGTAAACAATAAATTCTCCTTCATATGCAACAGACTTGCTGGCACGAACTGAATATGTTGGGAGAAGTAATTCATCACCCGCTCCATCTCCTGCGCCGCCACCATCGCCGCCGCTGCCAGGAAGACCATCTGGTACTTCTACTGTGGTTACATCTTCGGGGAAAGTATCTTCAATTTCCCTGATAGGATTCATTGGTTGTGCAGAGAATGGATCATATGGTTGTGTCACATCACGCTCTGTAATTGTACATCTAGCAATGTTCTTGACAAAAGCAGTTTTTGATCTACGGCTATTGCGAGGAGAGTTTCTTTGTAATTGCAAGAAGAAATATTTGTCCTCTTCAACAACTTCATCATACAATGTAGTAATTGAAATAACTTTTGATATTTCTCCTGGAGCAAATCCAAGGATACCAGAAGCTTCAAGATAATCAACTCCAGCTACAGCAGTTCCTTTACTGATTAGAGTTCTATATCTAACTGAAGAAGATACATCAGTTTTACCAGATCTTGTTATAACAAATTCTGCTGGTGATCCTTCTTCTACAACAATATCATCAAAGTTATATGTAATTCTTGTTAGTGCTATTAGTTCTTCTGTAGTTGGAGCAGCGGGTACACCACCAGTGAATCCAACTGTAGTGATGTCTAGAGTATTACCTTCGTATGCTTTATCACAAACGTACTGAGTATAATCAGCACCAGTCGATGGGAACAAGTTATCAATACTGGATAACAAACCATCTAAGAAATCTGGATCTCCCTCTGATTTTTCTTCTCCAGTTGTGCAAATCTCCTTGAACTTAGAGCACTCTGTATTAGGACCAGAACAAGAAATACCCAATAAGTCTAGAATAAAGTTAATAGCTCCACCAATAATATTCAATGGTGTAGCAATCGCTCCAAGAATTGCTTCGATAGGACCGAGAATATCAGCAAGAATATCTTCTAGAAGACTATTAATCTTTGAAATAATACCATTAACTAAAGCATCAACTTGACATGCTACGGACTTATAGATCTGATTAACATAGCTCATGAGAACATCGGTTAACCATTCAGCAAGTATTTCGCCAAGATCTGCCATTTGGCATCCAATGTCTTTGAGAAGATCATTGAACCACTCAACAACTGGAGTTAGAATATTTCCATCTTCTGAAGGATACATCAGTGCTCTGATGAGATCTTGCACTGCTTTTGTCAATGTATCAATAATAAATCCTTTGATTTTAGCAATGAAATGTTCAATAACACTCATTGCCTTATTAACATACTTTCTAGCTACATCAATGCCACTGTTTAGTGTTCCGCTAACTTGATCTACTAGATAGGTTCCAATATTTCCATTATTTCTCTGTACCTCTGCTAAGAACTCACCTAATATGGTGGTCATTTGCTGAGATAAATCTTGATTGGTACATTTTTCTGCTACAGATTGACACCAATCTTCGTCTTGCTCTCCTACAGTCTTTCTTGCTGGGACATTTACTCTTTCATTACCATCACCATCTTTAGTTCCATCAGCCAATCCGCCAGTAGCAGTATTCTTTCCTGTTCCAGTTGATGCAGTTGAAGATGTTGTTGTGGTAGCAGTACTTCCTCCAGATTTTTGAATAGGTTCTCCATCAACTGCAACATTCAACTGTGGGATTGCGGTAGTAAATGGAGGAGTATCTGCTGTCCTTTCTACATATACTTTCGTTGCACCTGGGGTCTGTCCAATAGACCCCATAATAATTGGTTTCTGTTTCTCTGTATCTAGATAAAAACCAACTACCCAGCAACCAACCTCTAATTGAGGATGTGCTCCACCAGTGTTGCCAGGAATAAATGGAGTATTCACTGGCATCATTACATTAGCCCAGGGCAAATCATCAGGACCAACTAGTTCTGGATCACCAGGATGATCTCCAACTATTCGTACCTTAAATCGATAACCGCCTTTGTTATTTTGTTCGTCAGCAGCGGTTCCTTCAATTTGTCCTACCCACCAATTGAATCCATCGTTGCCGATTCTTTGAGTGGGAATTATCTGGGATACTAATGGATCCATATCAATCAGTCTTCATATACTCTACATTCGAGAGCGTTTGGATTAGTATCACAATACAACTCTAGTGGTGTTGGATCATGATCTTCGCCAGGATGATTTTCTTTGTATGCTTCTAGTGCGGCAAGTTCTTCTTGTGTATGTCTACGAGCTTGAGGAGATGTTTGGGGGTCGTCAAGAATTTGCTTATCCTTTTGAATATGTGCTTCGATGTTTTCCATGTTTAGTTACCTCCGTATACATTATTTAGTGCCATGATTTGATTCTACATCACCATAGGAATCTCGCATCAATCTTAAGGTTGTTATAAACCTGCCGTTTGGTGCGGTGGTAGCATCATAGGTATGCGTAACTTCTTGTATTAGATATACACCACTGCTTTCTTGATCATATGGTTCATCTTCTACTCTTTCGCCTGGAGTTTTATTGACTAACTTGATATCAATTTTATCTCCTGCACATATTTCAGAATTACCAGGAATGACAATCGTCGCTAGTTGATGCTTGAGAAGTTCATAACGCATTAAAGATTGGGCAGCATAGTGTTTGTGAAAATCACAAAACTCATTTGGATTATCTGCTCCGTCTTCTTCTTCATATGAAGCAATTCCTGGTTCATTATACCATGATTCATGATCTAAAATAGAAGATAAAATTCTTGTTGGATAATCAGAAACACTTTTATCACCAAATTTTATCAGTGATGGTGTGTTTTGAACTCCAAGATGTTTCATTCCTTTAAAAGCATCTTCTAAACTGTAGTGATATTCGTGATACTGACCTGTCGAATGATTAAAAAATACCATTAGAGTGGAATACTTTCCTTTTCTCATGGCAGTCATTACATCAATCTCAGATCCAAAAGTCGCTTGAGAGATTGTCAATCTATCATCTGCTCCATCGCTTCGATTTGCTGGTTTTTCTACATAAGGACCCCATGTATTTTCTGGATCTGGTTCTAGTAAACTATCTACTGAGAAGAAATTGTATCCTCTTTTATTTTCCCAGAAAAAATATCCAGCACTTCCACTAACGGTTTCTTTCTCGTTTTTTGTGCTGCTTCCTGATGTGGTGCCAGGTGAAGAAGTAGCGCCTTGTTCTACACTTTTAACAGCAAGAGATGAGATAACGTCAAATGGTCTTCTATTGTTTGGCAACATCTTAATCTCAAACTGAGTCGTTGCATCCTTTGGAAAAATATCTTTTTCAGTCTTTAAATCTTCTTTCAAAATCTTCTTGATAATATCATCTGGTTTTCCCTCAAGTCTCTTCATTAATCTAACACACTCATTATTAAGTGCTTCCACAGAAATTAATCCTAATGTATATGCTTGAGTCTGGTTTTTTGCATATCTGTTTCCAACCTTCCAGATTTGCATAACATATTCTTCTGGTTCTTCTTTTGAACTAGATTGTACAGTAATTTTTACTGTCTCTCCACCCTGAATAGGAAGGTCATTTAAAAATCCAGCACTATCAGCAACTGTCATCGTCGCCGCTACAAATGGACTGGTAAT